CAGGGTCTCGACCTCGCAGTGGGCTACATCAAAGACCTTGCAAAAAGGATGGACGAAGAATGAGCAGTATTGACGTAGAGAAAACACAGGAAGAAGCGGCCAAAGCTAAACTCCTGCCGGAACCCAAAGGCTATCGGATCCTGTGTGCGGTCCCGCACGTAGAGGAAGAGTTCGATGGGGGGATTATCAAAGCAGACGATACCAAGCGTGTTGAGGAGCAGACTACTGTAGTTCTGTTCGTCATCAAGATGGGCGACCTCTGCTATGCAGATAAAGACCGGTTCCCCACTGGTCCGTGGTGCAAAGAAGGCGATTTCGTATTAACCCGCCCCTATTCCGGCACCAGAGTTGTTATTCACGGACGCGAGTTCCGCATCATCAACGACGACACGGTAGAAGCGGTGGTGCAAGACCCCCGTGGAATCCGTCGCGCATAAGGAGTAAATCATGGCTGAGCAGATGGAATTTAAGTTTCCTGACGAAGTTGAGCAGGAAGCCCCGGCTGAGAAAGCCGAAAAGGAACCCGATTTTGAGGTTCAGATTGAAGATGATACCCCACCACAAGACCGGGGTCGCAAGCCGCTACCGAAAGATGTAGTGGATGAACTGGATAAGGATGACCTTGACGAGTATTCCGAGAAGGTCAAGAAGCGCCTCTCCCAGATGAAAAAAGTCTGGCACGACGAGCGCCGCGCTAAAGAATCCGCCGAACGAGAGAAAGAGGAAGCTCTGCGTTTTGCTCAGATGCGCGAACAAGAGATCCGCCAGTTAAAGCAACGGTTGGGTAATGGCGAAAAAGCCTACATCCAAGAAGTTACTAAGTCGGCTAATAACGACTTGGCTACGGCTAAGGATCGTCTGAAGCAGGCTTATGAGTCGGGGGACGCCGAGAAAATTACGGATGCCCAAGAAGCCCTGACTGAAGCTAAGCTTAAAATTAAACAGTACGAAAACTTCCGCCCCTCTTTACAAGAGGAAGAATCAGTAGTACAACAATCTCAACAGTACCAAGTGCCCCCGGCACCTCAACCCGCTATCGACCCTAAAGCCGAGGCGTGGAAGGATAAGAATCCGTGGTTTGGCACCGACGAGGAGATGACCGCCCTCGCACTTGGACTGCACGAAAAATTGGTCCGGTCTGGAGTCGATCCGCGTAGCGACGATTATTACGACCGAGTTAACACGACGATGAGGAAGCGATTCCCCGATTATTTCGAGGAAGAGCAGACTCAAACGAAGGAGGCTGAGAAGCCTGCTCGCACAAAACCAGCCAATGTGGTTGCACCAGTTACGCGGAGTACCGCGCCTCGTCAGATTCGTCTGACACCGACTCAAGTTGCCCTAGCCAAGAAGCTTGGTCTGAGCAATGAACAGTACGCAAAAGAACTTATGAAACTGGAGAGTAACTAAAATGACTGGTAACAGACTCGCACGTGAACTCGAAAGTCGAGAATCCGCGCAGCGCAACAAAACTTGGACCCCGCCTCAGACGCTACCGGCACCAAATCCGCAGCCGGGTTGGGTCTTTCGATATATCCGGACCAGTATCATGGGCACTGCTGACCCATCGAATACCTCCGCAAAGTTTCGTGAAGGTTGGGAGCCTGTAAAGGCCGAAGATCATCCGGAACTGATGCACCACTCCGATCCGAATTCCAAATTTAAAGGGAACATCGAAATCGGAGGTTTGTTGTTGTGTAAGGCACCGGAAGAGCTAATGAAGCAGCGTGATGACTATTACGCCCAGCAAGCAAAGGCTCAGATCCAGTCCGTAGACAATAACTTTATGAGACTGAACGACGAGCGGATGCCGCTGTTCAATGAACGCAAGTCCAGTACCTCGTTCGGTAAAGGTAAATAACTTTCTTTTTTGGAGTAACAAATGGCTTATCCTTCCGTTGACAAGCCTTATGGCTTGAAGCCGATCAATCTGATCGGTGGGCAGGTGTTCGCCGGATCGACTCGTCAGCGTCGTATTGCTTCCAATGCCTCAAGCATTGGTTATGGCGACCCGCTGAAGTTCGTGAACGACGGCACTGTTGCTGTGACAACCGAAACGACGACGGCTCCGGCCACCGGCTTTGCTGGTGTGTTTTTGGGCTGCACGTTCGTTTCTTCTGTGACGGGTCAACCGACCTACTCGCAGGCTTGGATTTCGGGCACTTCGGTCAAGGCTAACACGTACATTGTTGCGTATGTGGCCGATGATCCGGACACCCTGTTCAAGGCTGTTGGTGTGACGGCTTCGCTTGTGGTTTCAACCACGGGGGGTTTCACGTATTCAAGCGTTGGCTTGAACGCGGCTCTTGTGGCGAACACGTTGGACACGACTACGAACGATTCCCAGCAGGGTCTCCTCGTTTCGTCGGCTAACACCACGGCTTCGTTGCCGGTCCGTATCGTTGATGTGGTTGAGGACACGGCGTTCGTTTCGAGCGGTACGGTCTACTACCCTGAAGTCATCGTCAAGTTCAACGCTCCGTACGTTGACTCGGGCGTGATCACGGGCGGCCACGCTTATAACAACCCGGTCGGCCTGTAATAGGAGTTCTGAAACATGGCTATTTCACGTGCACAATTACTCAAAGAGCTCCTGCCGGGCTTGAACGCCCTGTTCGGTCTTGAGTACAAGCAATATGGTGAGGAGCACAAGGAGATCTACGATACCGAGACCTCCGAGCGTTCCTTTGAAGAAGAGACCAAGCTTTCTGGTTTCAGCGCCGCTCCGGTCAAGGCCGAAGGTGCTGCGATTGCGTATGATAACGCGCAGGAAGCATGGACTGCTCGCTACAACCACGAGACTATCGCTCTCGGCTTCTCCATCACGGAAGAGGCGGTTGAAGACAACCTGTACGATTCGCTGTCCAAGCGATACACCAAGGCGCTCGCCCGAGCGATGGCGTACACGAAGCAAGTTAAGGCGGCTTCTGTCCTGAACAACGGCTTCTCCTCCACCTACGCTGGTGGCGACGGAAAGGCTCTGTTCGCGGCGGATCACCCGCTTGTTTCGGGTGGTACCAACAGCAACCGTCTGACGGCTTCTGACCTCAACGAAACTTCGTTGGAAGCGGCTGTCATTCAGATCGCTGGTTGGACCGACGAGCGTGGTCTCTTGATCGCGGCGAAGCCCAACAAGCTCATCGTGCCCCCGGCTTTGATGTTCACTGCCAAGCGCCTCCTCGACACGGAACTCCGTGTTGCGACCGCTGACAACGACATCAACGCTCTCAAGGCGATGGGTTCGATTCCGGGCGGTTACACCGTGAACCACTTCTTGACCGACACGAACGCTTGGTTCTTGACGACCGACGTTCCGAACGGCATGAAGCACTTCGTTCGCACCCCGCTGCAAAACAGCATGGACGGCGACTTCGATACGGGCAACGTGCGGTACAAGAGCCGCGAGCGTTACTCGTTCGGTTGGTCCGATCCGCTGGGCATGTTCGGTTCGCCGGGCGCGTCCTGATAGGTTGATGGCGACCTAGAGAGATTGGGGGGCTACAAGTAGCGATGCTTGTAGCCCCTCTTTTTTAGTGATATACAGTCGTTATCGGGAAAATTTTGTTTACCAGACAGCCCCGACTGACGACATGCAGACTGGTAAACACAACTCGCATGTGAGGAATTGAAATGGCACGTACTACTTTTTCCGGCCCGGTTAAGTCTGACAATGGCTTTGAGGGCGATATTGCTGGCAATCTGGTCAGCGCCACGACCCTTGTTATCGGCACGACAACGGTCACTGCCGGTGTTGCTACGGGCACGGTTACGACCCAACTTGGTTATATCCCGGTCAAGATTGGTTCGACCGTTAAGTACATCGCGCTGTATTCCAGCCTGACTCCGTAAGATTTCGTAGGGGGGCGTTAGCCCCCTTCATCCATTACAGGAGACTCAGATGGGTATGCAAACAGATGTCCTTGCTAGTAAGGTCCGCACTGATGCAGGTCAGTTGTTGGACCAGAATAGCCTCGTTATTGGCCGTGCCCGTGTAAAGGCGATCTACATCGTTCCTGATTCGGGTGCCGGTACCGTTACGTTTATCGACGGCGGCGCAAGTGGCGCTACCAAAATTGTTGTTAACACCAAGGCAAGTTCGACTTCGGCGGATTACATCCTGATGCCCGGTGAAGGTTTGCTTTTTCAAAACAACATTTACATCGTCCCGTCAGCCGTAATTTCGACGATGGTGATCTATGGCTAAGTCTCCCGCTTGGCAGCGTAAAGAAGGGAAAAATCCAAAAGGCGGTTTAAATGCCAAGGGGCGGGCGTCGTATAACGCAGCCAACCCCGGCAAACCGGGTCTGAAACGACCCCAGCCTGAAGGTGGTGCCCGACGAGATTCTTTCTGTGCTCGCATGAAGGGCATGAAGAAAAAGCTGACTAGCGCG